TTTAATAGGGAAATCGCTAATGTCCGAACAACGCTTTGATAGACTAGAAAACAGTCTTGATAGACTAACTAGTAAGGTAGATCAAATGTCAGAAGTTGTGACCGCTTTGGCTCGTATTGAAGAAAAACACGTAGCCGTACAACAACGCTTAGATCACCATGATAGGCGTTTAAATAAACACAGTGATGCGCTAGACGAGTTATTTGTTGATACAACCAAAATGGCAAAGACTTCAGGCACTAACGAATGGTTCATTCGTATCTTAATAGCAAGCATGGTAGGCACAGTAGCCTATTTATTGAGAGGATAAAATGACATACAAAGAATTAATTAATGAAGTGCTGCGAAGGCTCAGAGAAGATCAGATAACTTCTGATTGGTCTGGTGCTTTAGCTACTGCTGCTGGCCCTACTGATTATCAGAAGATGGTTGGTGATTTTGTCAACGACGCTAAGTATGAAGTAGAACACTTTTGGGATTGGCAAACTTTACGTGTAACTGCTGGTATCAATACTCAAAATGGAGATATGTCTTACTCTTTAGTAGGAGCAGGATCAGACTTTCGTGTATTAGATGTTATAGACACTACAACAGGTCGTCACCTAAAGCAGATACCTTCTGCTGAGTTAAACAATAAAGCATTTCCAGTAAGTGATCAAGTAACTGGAGAATCGTATCAGTATGGTTTTAACGGCATAGACAATGAGCTAGACATGGTTGTGGACTTATGGCCCATACCTGATGATCAACGTCAGATTAACTTTAACATTGTTAAGCCTCAAGATAAGTTGTATTTAGCAACTACTCAGATATATGTAAACCCACAAGCAGTTATCTTAGGTGCTTATGTACGTGCATTGTCTGAGCGAGGTGAAGATGGCGGCACACAAGTTTCTGTAGCTGCTGGTGAATATCAAAATGTTCTTTCTAGAGCTGTACAGATAGATTCTAGCAAGACTCAATATGAGACTGATTGGTATGCCAACTAAACCACTTGCCCCTGTAGTACTAGACTCTGTAGGTGTTTTTGGCCTAAATACACAGTCTAACGCATCCAGCCTTGATCACAGATGGTTGACTAAGGCTGATAACATTATGATTAATTCTGAAGGTCGTCTTACTTCTCGTAAAGGTGTAAAGCAGTTTAGTGCCTCTATTGGTAATTATGCTGTTAAGTCTATAGCTGAAGTAACAAAGACAGACTCTACTACAGAGATGTTTGCTGCTGCTAATAATACAATATACAAGTTAGACAGAAGCGTAGTGCCTGCAACAATGACAGCACAGACATTTAGTCCCACAGCTCCTACGATTACTGATGATCATTGGATGTTTTCTCAGTATGACGATGACCTATTAGGAGTACAGGGTGGACACGAAGCTATTCATTACGATAGCTCTACTGGTACTTGGTCTAAGATGTCTGATACATCTACATGGGGCTCGCCTACTGGAATTACTACCTTCGATCCTTCTTGTGCTGCAAGTGCATTTGGACGTAGCTGGGTAGGAGGTTTATCAGAAGACCCTAACACATTGTTCTACAGTCAAGTGGCTAATCACCACAACTTCAGTGCTTCTGGTTCCGGTAGTCTAAACATGAATGCTGTGTGGGGCTATGATGTTATTGTAGGAATAGAGATATTCAACAACCAATTAATTATCTTTGGTAAGTTTAATATTGCCATCTATAATGGCCCTTGGGACATTGATGTTACTGATGGTACTGAACGCTTTGGTCTTGCAGAAATAATCAAGGGGGTAGGTTGTGTCAGCAGAGATTCCATTAAGGCTTTCGGTGAAGATATTCTATTTTTATCTGCTGATGGTGTTAGGTCGCTTAATAGAACGAAGATTCAAGACAAGATGCCATTAACAGACTTGACTAAAAATGTCAAGAACGATATAATAAAATCTATCACTTCATCTAGTCACGACGAAATAAAAGCTGTTTACAATCATGCAGGCGGTTATTACATAATTTCATTTACTGGAATTAACGAACACTACGCTTTAGATTTTAAAGCAGTAAATCCAGACAATACTCCTCGAATAACTAAGTGGGTATTCTCAAAAGCAAGAGCTCCTAAGTCTTACCTTTCTTTATATACTGGAGAGTTATACATCGGTATAGGGGATTCAGATAAAGCAGGCGTAGTTGCAGAGTATGATGACTACTTTGATGCTGACTACGATACGGGAACTTCTAGCTGGGTTAATAACAGTTATCAAACAAGTTGGAAGTCTGTTTATATGAACTTAGGCAATCCTTCTATTGCAAAACTACTTAAAAAGTTTGAGTGTGTAATAGATGGTGGTCGTGAATCAGATATAAACATCAGATGGTACAGAGACTATTCTACTAAGTATGATGACCATACATTTACGCTAAGTCCTGTAGCTGAAGGTGCTATTACTTTGTTTGGATCGTCAACTTCATTGTTTGGTAATTCTAAATTTGCACCTCTATTTTTTCCTAAAGAATACAAAGTAAATCTTTCTAAGTCTGCTAAGGTTCTACAGATAGAGATGGTAACGACAGTTAAAGGTTTTAAAGGTGCTCTACAGAGCATGACAGTTATAGCTAAGGGTGGGAAAATCCGATGAGTAATTATTCAATACAAAACAACTGGGCTGGTAAAGATGCTCTCGCAGATTCCGACCCTAATAAAGTAATCAGTGGAGACCTGTTTGACGTTGAGTTTACAGCAGTACAGACAGCTCTTAACTCTAAAGCAGACTTAAATGGTTCTGCTACACAACAATTTAGCGCCACTACAGCAGTAGCAGGTACAACTACTACGCAAGTAGCTACTACAGCTTTTGTCGCTGCGGCTATCTCAGCAGCAACACCAACTGCGGCTGAAGTAAACGCACACGCATATCCAGTAGGTTCTATTTATACCTCTATTAGTCCTACTAACCCTGCTACGTTATTAGGCGTAGGCACATGGGTTGCTTTTGGTGCTGGACGTACTTTAATAGGTGTCGATACTTCACAATCTGAGTTTGACACTGTTCAAGAAACTGGCGGTTCAAAAACTCATACATTGACTGAGAACGAACTTCCGTCTCACGACCATATCTCCCCAATGAGTAATGGTGCAGGGTACTCGCCTCCTTTTGGTACTTCCTCTATCTCCTCATCAGCTATTAGGCATTGGGACGATGTACAATCGGTAACTTCTGCGCCTAATACGTCTGATACAGGAGGCGACGCAGCGCACAATAACTTACAACCATACATAACAGTATACTTCTGGAAGAGGACTGCATAATGGCTTTATTTGATAATTTTTTAAGTTCTTTGAAAAGTGATGTCTCACAAGCTAGACAATCTCTTCCTTCTACTGCAAGGGCTTTCTTTGATCCTAATTCTGGCGTAGATAGAAGTCCTAATACTCCTTCTCAAGCAGAACTAATGGCTAATCCAGAGTTAGCTAGACGTACTGAGCAAATGATTTTAGCTGATATGGTTAAAGATAGTCGATCACGCTCTCGCACTTCTGGAAGAAACGGTGTAGGCCCTCAAGGCCCTGCCGTTGACGATGAAACACCTATGACTCCAGCAGAAGCATACTCTGAAGCTATCAGACCCCGTGATGTTACTTACAGTAATATCTTCGGTACGACTGCTTTTGACTCTGAAACTGGCGCTCTATCTACTGAAGCTGCCGACCCGTTCCGACAGTTTACAGAAGGTCTAATGGGACAGCTAAGTGGTGCTATGCAAGCATATCAACAGTTTGACCCTGCTGCTCAAGCACAGCGTTACATAGACGCAACAACAGCACGACAAACTGAGCAGCGAGACTTACAAGATCAGACAAATCTTTCTCGTCTTATTGCTTCAGGTAGCTTAGGCCGTAGCGCACAAGCTCGCGCAGAAAGAGACTTAATAGAGTCACGTGATATACAAGATTTACAGACACAATTTATGGCTGAAGATTTTGCTGAAAAACAACGTCAACAGCAGTTAGGCACTATCGGTGGCTTGTTTAATGTAGCAAGCGGTGTAGCACAACAACAGTTTGCACCTTATCAGATTGCACTAGAAACTGTACCTACTCTACAAGAAATTTATGGTGCTCCTCAAGAGCCTTTATTCCAAGAAGGTATGTTTGAGAAACAGCTACAAGCAACTAGACAAGCAAACAGAGCTCAACAATCTTCTGATCTGTTTGGTATGTTGTTTGGTCTACTTTAATAATAGGAGATTTTAAAATGGCTTTATTTAGAGGCGGCCCACGCTCAAATATAACACAAGTAGTTTCTCCTATGTATCAAGGTATCATACAGGCAGAGAAACAAAAAGGACAAGCTGTAAGAGAAGCTATGGGAGCTTTTGGTAAGGCTATTGATCCTAAGACGATAGGCATGCGTAAGTTCAAAGAAGAGTTTGCAAATGCTGATTGGACTAATCCAGAAACCTACTTTACAGCTTCTAAGTTCTTGTCTGAGTTTGATCCTACTGCGGCTATAGATATGTCTAATAGAGGTATGCAGCTACGAGCAGCAACAGCACCTAAGCGTGATATGCAGATTGTTGAAGAGTATGATCCAACAACAGGTCAAATGGTACAAAAAGTTGTAAACTTAGCTACTGTAGCTGAAGGTACTACATATGGCGCTGCTAAAGCCCCTGAGAGTACAATCGGTGATATAAAGGTGGCTGACTTTACTCCTGAGTCTGTTGAGGCATATTCTACAACAGGAAAATACTCTGATTTAGTTCCCGTTGGAGGAACTGATACTATATTTGGAAAAGTTACTCCTAAAGATTACACCACAGAATCTATTAAAGCGTTTCAGGCTGGAGGCGCTACAGACTACTCTTTGTTAGTTCCTCGTAATCCTGATCCAGACCCTGATGTTTACTCTATTGAAAAGGTAGTTATGGATGGTCAAGAATTTACTGTAGCTATTAATAGAACTAA